CCAGCTTCAACGACCTGACCACTCCTGATTTTCAAATTTATGAGCAATTCAACTTTCATTGATTGATCTCCTTTTACTTCTTAGGTCCTTTTTTGGTACCTTTACCACCACTTCCACACTTAGCCATGAGTTACTCCTCCGAATTAATACTCATCCAGATCAAAAGCCGTGATCTTGTAAGTGGTATCGGGGTAATACAGAACCGGGAGACCCTTGTCCTGCACTCTCAGCCAAATACCTTCAGGATCCCATTCATCCTTCGTATCTGCAAAGAATCCCCATCGACGGGAATTGCCATAAGGAGCTTCCATAAACTCGGCAATCTTTGAACCGTTCTGGGAATCAGCAAACATAAAGAACACGTTGTCCGGGATGAACTTTTTCCGCATAACAACCTTATCCTGCCCACCGACAAAGTGAGTAGTAGGAGCAGCACCGACAGTAATAGTTCCGTTCGGAATATCTACGGCCGTAATCACTTCGTCCTCATAAGTGTTGTATGCTTTCATGTTGAAGAAACGGGCTTTTCCACCAACTTCAAAATCCGTCACATCATCAAGATAGATGGTAGTACCAGAAGCCGTAGTCGTAGTGAGCCACGCCTGAATCTCATACAGTTCATCATAGACTGTGAGATTTCCGATACCAAGAAGAGTTCCGATAACCTGAGCGGGCCTGCTAAACAGATCACCTTCACCAAAAGCACTCTTCTTCAAGAGATTCTGGATATTGGCATCGAAAAGAAGAACCTTCAGCATCTGGGAATTCATGATAGAATGATTAGGAACAACCATTGCATCGTCAGCCAGAAGCTGTTTGGCATCGAAGATGTCCTCAAGAGGGTTTCTACTGGCGCCGTCTTTCCAGTTACGATCATCGTCCAGAGTCACAAGGTGACTTGAAGGAATACCATAACTGACAGAGAATTTAATACCACCCGCCTGCTGATAGGTAAGAGTGCCATTGAACAACATCTGGGCAACCATCCATTCACGCCGACGATCAACTCTCCAACGAAGTTTCTGGGCACCTTTTGCAAGCTGTCTTTCAGCTTTCATGTAAGTAGCCACAGTTCCGGGTTCTCTCATGTTATTAAGGAACTCTTCGTCAAAGTACATTTTTTCTTTCCAGAAAGCTGCTTTTGCAGTAGCCGACCCGATGCCATCAATACCGATAGCAGGAGCTACTGAACCAGGAGCAACAAACGGAGTCATACCGCCAGATCCGTATTCCAGTTCCCATTCAATCGTATCCGAATCATACTGGGCAGTCGGAAACAGATTCGTAAAATAGTTACTGGGCGGTCTGACAAACTTGGAGATCAGCTTATTCAAGGTGATAAGCTGCAAAGCCGGAATTCCTGTCGAACCTTTCATCAGTCCACCCCCTTATTTCAGTATGAAGAACCGTCCATCAACAACACCGAGATCCGTAATGGCTGCTGCGGTCATGTTAATAAGACTGTTCTTGTAAAGGATAGCATTTGATACCACAACCGAAGAAAGGGCACCAAGAGCTTCCGAACCTACACCTGTGTCTACGTCCTTATCGAGAATATAAGCAGCTTCGTTATTGCCACTTGCTCCGCCCATGACGTAAGCATACGATTTCTTAACTACCGTCACATTAGTAGCCGTAAGAGCAGCAACGGTAATGTCTGCCATCAGAGTGGAAGTGGTAACATCAATGGCAGAAATAACACCACCAGAAATGGGACCATCATCACTGTCATTGTCAGCATACAGAAAATCACCGACTTTGAACTTGTAAGCATCCGTCAAAGACACATACACGTGGTCAGTGATGCTATCCATGACAACGGGAGCAACACCCTTTGCAGAATCGGCTCCGAGAACAACATCCCCAGAAAGAGGCACAAAAGGAATCAGTTGACCGTAACCTCCACCACTGCCGGTGGAAAGATTGATGGCCATTACTGTTCCTGCTTCCAGATACCCGTAACCTGCCTGAATCGTTTTGTCAAGAATCAAAGCAATGTCCCGTGCAGAATGGAACAAAGGTTTGATACCGGTACCTTCAGGGTAACGAGTCATCTGAGGAATACTACTTCTTATCGCAGTAAGCATAATTTTAATTCCTCCTTAATTTTGTTTAGTGAGCGGTCTGCCCGACATGGGACAGCATCCGAGTCACCATCGAATCTTCGTTACCGACATCGGCACCGGTAGACTTTGCAAAACTCATACCGAGAATAGAACTTTCATCCCCTTCAGCAGGAGCCCAGTCTTTCAATTCCGCATCAACGGCTGCTGAGAACGCAGACACGTCCAGTTTGTCATCTTTGACAAAAGCTTCATGATTGAGCTGCTTCCTGATTTTGGGAATAAGTCTTTCCGGAATATTCGTTCCTTTGACTTTCTCCGTGAACACTGAATCCGCAGACATCTTAATACCCTGCTCCTTGCGGAGAATGGCTTCTTTCTCCAGGGAAAGAACTCGGGTGACGACATCTTTGTTATCAGCGGTCAACTTTTCGTTGTCAGCCGTAAGTCCCGCAATCTGTGAATCAAGACCTGCTTTAATGGCTGCAAAAGCTGTTTCAGCTTCTACTTTACCAAGGGCAACGATCTCGGCAAACAGTTCCGGATGTTCGGCTTTCAGCTTTACCAGATCCATGTTAACCTCCTTATTTTCTGCAATTTTTTGAGACTGTTCTACTTCCATTACCACGTCTTCGTCTTCGGACATGGCTGCCGATTTGGTGTTCGCATCTGCCCCGAAAGTCACAATTGAACACTCTTTTAAAACTGACTCACGCCAGACTGTACCCGGACCTTTTAACTTAAAACCATTTACTTCTGTTTCTTCATCTTTTGCTATACGCTGAATCTTACTCGGTCGTCCGTAAATAGAAGCTTCATAAGGGTAACCTTCATCGGACAACTTAATAAATTCATTTGCAAAAGGGGTATCTACGAATGTGGAATCTGAACAAACCACTTCGTGTTTATCATTGACCATGAACGCACCGAAACCTATTTTTCTATCTGTATCATGATCATGTAAAATGGGGATTTCTTTTTTGGCGAATTTAATACCAGAAGTGTCAATAACAAGATCATCCCAGAACCAATGATTCTTTATGATCTTTCCTGAATAAGCTACCATACTAAGTTTTCGAGGTTTGCCTTCTTCACAGGATGCTGCTTTTGCGAAAGTTTCTGTATCGGTAAAACGTAATGCGGATTTTGATATTTTCACAGTTTCTTTTTTCATAAAAAAACCTCCTGATATTATGAGGACAAATAACAGAAAAAGTCCTTTCTGTCAAACAAATTATTTTAAATAAAAATTTGCATCTTCTTTCAGTATAGATTTCAACATGTTACTGTTCACATCTACTTTATATTTTCCATTGTCTACATTATGATGGGTTGTCAAACCTGTTCTACCAGACATTCCTTTCATGCCCACTGTTAAATACTCTTCGCAACGCACTATTAATTTTTGACCTTTTGTAGGATTTTTATTAACCACATATTCTGCTCCATTTCTTCTATCAGCCCGTCTAATAATTCCTAATGGAAGGGGTGGGTAAAATATTGTTCCTTTACCAATAACCTGTCCGGAAGTTATTTTTAATGATGTTGTCAATCTTACTGCTCTTTCTTCTTTAAACATATCTAAAGAATGTTTCCACAATTCAGCATCCACAAGACCTTTCCCACACAATTCAAAATTAGAAGGTGCAGTATTACAAATTTTATGTATTATTGGGATTATTTCTTTTCGGAAAGCAGTTTGAGCAAGGGCTGGTTGTTTTGCTGTTCCTTTAATCATGTATTTCTGCAAAGAAGGGTAATAGAAAATAAGATTAGCAAAACCTACCAAATCTGCTTTATCAAGAAGATTGCTCATGTAATCAATATAGGTCGGATGGTACCAATCATCATCCTCCATAATAATCACTTTTTCACATTTAACTTTTTCCAAAGCTAAAGGAAAATTCAAACAAAGGGTATGAAGATAATCACCTTCTTTCGGTTCTCTTCTGTGGTATTCAAAACCAAAAATTGTTTTAATCGGAATTTTACCATCATCAACAACAATCCACTGTTTTGGTTTAACTGTCTGCTTATTCATCCACATTCTTAACAACTCAAATGATTCAGGTCTGTCACCGGTGCAAGTAACAACAGCAACTTCTTCTGCCTTTTTTATAACTGGTTGTACAAATGCTCTGTTCATTTTTGATTTAGGTGCTTCTATAAGTAAAGCACTTTTTAAACTTTGTCCTACATGCTGCATATAAAGTTTAGCATTTTCTAAACCAACCCACTTTATTAAAATGGATAATTTATCATCTACCCGATAATATTTAGAATTAGCATCATGACCAGTTCCTATTCCTTTTCTCCCTTTTAATCCTTTAGTAGAACAATGCAACTTCAATTTGTCTTCCAAATCAGTAAAAATAAATTTATTGGTATTAATAGTTTCCCAAAAACGAGCATCTAAATAAGGATTACCTGGAAAACACTGTTCAAAAACCGGCAACAATTCTCTTCTAAACCCTGTTTGACAAAGACTGGCGTGTTTTGTATTAGGTATTCTTCGGTACTGCAAAGTAGGCACAAGATAATATCGAGCATGTCCTTCCCCCACTAAACTATATTTGCTCAAATATTGAGACATTGTTCGGACATAATCAGGGCCATACCAATCATCATCTTCAATAATCAGTATTTTGTCTCCCTTTATAAAAGGAAGAGCCTCTTTAAGATTAAGAATAAGGGTATGTCCTTCATTTTGTTTTGGTTCTCTTCTTATGTAATCTACTCCTTTTCTTAAATCTTCTGGTAAAGGAATAGCACCATCATCAACAACAATCCATTGATCAATCGGTATTGTTTGAGAAGACGTCCATTTTCTACAAAGTTTAAAAGCTTCTTCACGATTTCCTGTTGGGGTGATGGCTGTAATCAAATTTGTCCCTCATATCTTTCCCAAGCACCTTCAATTTCTGAAAGATTTTTAATTCTTCTTGCGGTTCTCGTTCCGGCTATATCGTGTCGAACATATTCTCTTGGAGCACTTGTCCAAGAATAACCGTTACCTGTTGAATGACCAAGTCCTGGAAATACTTTTATTACTTTATCTGATAATCCTCTTTTATGGATATCCATCATTGTTAAAAAACAAGGTGCTCCGTGATGAACGTAAGGATAATATTTCCTATATTCTTTAACTTGCAACAAATGAAAGTATGGGTGAAGATATTTCATTCCTGGTTCTTGATGATGGTGAGCATTTACACCATAGTCATAACCATCATAACCAGTTGTTTCACAATACCCGACACCAAATGTATCATCTTCCATCATTTCTAACATCCCATGTACCGGGGATTTAAGCATTTCAATATCTGAATCAAATATGAGAGCATATGGAGTTTCAGAATAATGAATGCCTGTGCACATTCCTCTTCCATGACCTATATTATATTCAACTTGCAAACACATTGTTTTTTCGGAAATTAAAGAAGAAACATACGAATAACAAGGATCGGTATCATTAGAACCATCTATGATGATTATTTTCATATTTGGGTGAAACTTTCTAACAGAATCATAAGCTCTTTTCATTAAATCTTTGGTGTTGCTGCAAACTGTAATTCCTGTTATAAGTGAATCCATTATTAACCCTGTGTGACGGATATGAAATTATCCAATTGTTTCTGGAATCTTATTTCTAATTCGTCATACCTTTCTTTAAGTTTTTTACTACTGATGGTATTTTTTGCATAATTCATCTCCTCTAATCCATATCCCATGCCTCCTGCTTCCCAAGTATCAAGCAGCAAACAATCTTCTCTTGACCATTGATCATTGGGCATAAGAACAACTGGACAACCGCAAAGTCTTGCCACTTCATTCATGGCAGTCACACAATCATAACTAAAAAGAATAGCGGTATGATTTAAAAGATTTACTAATTCCTCTTGTTTCTCATTCCCTCTAAAAGCAGTTCCTACAGGCAACTGATCCACACCTAGAGCAAATTTTGCTAGTCCTTTGCCTTTATAATAAAAAGCTTTTGTTCTTATAAAACCTTTGTCTCTGAACCTTTCAGTATTCAAACAAGGTGCGTAAAGAATCCTATCTTTTGGTAATCCTATCCGACTATTAAAAATACCTGAATAAGCAAATAAAATGTCTGATTTCGGAAAAGTAGAAGGTCCTCCGATAACACCAGGTATATTCAAAAGATACCGTACAACTGTGCTACTATTGAAGGGATTGCCTGCAATGACTTCCGGATAAACAGCTATGCAAGTATTTAGATCCTCTTTGCACTGGTGAATAGTAGGAATATTCATTCCATTTTGATCATCAGCCAACACAAAAACATTATTCGGAAATCTTTTCCATAAAGCAAATGCTAATTTATGCAAAACTATGTTACCGGCTGAAGCATCATCCCAATTGTAAGTATGTATTAAATAAGATTTCATTATCTCCTCTGGTAAATAGGATAAACAGAAAGGTCAGGATAAGGCCATTCTTTATCTTCATTATGGATAGGTTGTTCTTGTATGTCGTAAAACTGCCCCATCAAAAGCAACCCTCTTGCAGCAAGTTCGGGCATCATATAAAAATTATACCCAAGCATATCAAAAAAGTCATCGTGATAGCTACACTCTCTCCTACCACTAAATCTTGATCTTTTGAACCATAAATAAGCCTCATGATTGTCCGTAAGAATGGCTCCTCCTTTAGATAATCGAAAATGCTTATAAGGCCCAGTGAATGACAAGCACATATAGGAATCAGGGATGTACATATTATGAGTGAATCTTAATGCAGAATCCCAAACTCTCGATCCTTCTAATTGGTAAGCTCCTTTTAAAGTCTTTCCTTCAACAGGTCTAAATTTAACAAAGCCTCCTGCATGTATGATTTCACATGGTACAGAAGGATATGTTCTTGCCGGAATTGTGATTTCTTTTCCTTTAATATTGTCAAACATCAAAGCGAGAAACAAAGCGTTGCTTTGGTTATCCAATGCAACTACATAAGGAGCACCTGTGTACTCTGACAAAGCTTTTTCAAAATCTGCCGTGATTTTATGAGGATTAGCTATGTTCATTAGCTGACCATTCTTTCAAAAACTGATCTGCCAATTCCAACATTTTTCTATCTCTTCCACCTATTCTACGAGCAGGAGCACCAACATAAATCATCCATGCAGCACAATCTTTAGTTACCAATGTGTGAGCACCAAAAATAGAACCTTCTTTCAAAGTTACACCAGGAAGAACAGTGCATTTAGAACCAAACGTCACATGATCTTCCAATATGATTGGTTTACCTCTTTTGTACTCAGGTTTGTATTTCATGGGAACTTGAGGACCAATCAAAGAACGACCACTGAAATCATCAGATTCAGACAATAGGATGGTGTAAGCACCGAATTGACAGAAATCACCGATTTCTATTCCTGATCCTGCAAACATTGAAACATAACAAGCAATGTGGATGTGGCTACCAATCTTTAATCCACTTCCTCCAGACAATACGGAAAAATCGTCTATACGAACATTGTCGCCAATTTCGATCTTCTCGGGACTGTAAAACTGTGCCCGAGGACTGATGTTGCAATTCTTTCCTATTTTTTTAAACATGCTATTCTCCTTCCGAAGATTATTTGGCAATAGGTTTTTTAACAATTACTTTCTTTACCGGTACAACAGGTTTTACAGGTGCTACTGGTTCAGCAGGTTTACCTGTTTTAGGATCAATAACTGGTTTCTTAGGTTTCAGACCTTGTTGATCCATCTGTTCTCCACCTTCATCAATAGCTGGAGTCAATTCAGGGTATTTCTCTTCCTCAGTAGCCTGGGCAAGTCTGAGTCTGCGGTAATTACCAAATCCGAGTTTCTTTGCAATCTCTTCATTGGGAATACCAAGATTATCATAAACAGAACCGTGTTTAACACCCAAGAATGCTCTTGCTCTTGTTTCGGCATCATCCACCTGAGAAACTGGGTATGTAATATCAATCAAAAACTCTGGTGCTCTTTCAACATCTTTAAAAATGGGCTTCTTTGCTTTGTAATCTACAGCTTCTTTTGTAGTGAATAAACGCGGGAAATTGCTCACTGCCGCTTTTAAATAGAAGACTGCTCTATAGAAGTCATACTTTAGAAAACGATCAAAAAAGGCGATTTCATCCGAGATACGATCCGACATCGGACCACGTGAAGCTTTAACGGAAGCAAAGGTTCCTTTACTCTGACCAGTAGAGACATCTTCAGGCTCATTAAGACCTCCGGTCACCATATGCAAGATGTCTGTGTCTGAATCACTGATTGAAGGAAGTTTTGGAGAGTGGGCTTCTATGGTCATACCAGGAGGAAGAACAAGTGTGCTGCCCGGTGTTTTCTTAGCCATGATGCCCGTCTTACGTCTTTCTTCATCGGTAAGACTAAGCCAAGTACGAAAAGCTTTAGGATCTTCAATAGAAACAACCCAAACATAAGCGCCAGATGATTTCTTATGGTCTATTTCATACTTCTTTAGATTCTCGTAATGGTTGAGCCATTCAATAACTGTACGAAGGTAAGAGATATTACGATGGGTGATGAAAGACCTATCCCAAGAAACAATGAATCTCTGAAAACCACCAATACCGTTATACATATTTTTAGGACTTTTCGATGATTTTGTTTGTTCCTCATTGAAATTATTTGTCTTTTTAGCAACCTTCAGCAATTCAGGATAATAAGCCATAAAGATTGACGGCACCATCACCACTCCTTTGTCAAACAATCCTTCTGTGTATTTAGGAGTGACATAGTAAAACAAAGGCATTGTTGCTTTTTCTGGATGATAAAGAACTCCATCTTCTCCACCACCTGTGATGTTTGCAGGATCAATAAAGTCAACTTCGATGAAACCATCTGGATGGGCTGTAAGAAGAAGAAAAAGTTCTCCTTCAATAACGGCTCTGCCTACAAACTTGGGCCAATACGAATAAAGACGATTTCGAGGATCAAACTCTGTGTCCACTACAGCATCATTAATTTCTGGAATATCTGAGGATATTTCAAATCCAAAACCAGTTAATCTTCCTACTTGACCTCTGACAGCAGTTCCTACAAACGGACTTTTATTGAATTTTGACCAACAAATCTTTTGAAGTCTTGCCCTATCTTCTACACCATCAACAAAACCAGTAACTGTGGAAAAACCATCTTCATCTTTTCCGCCTTCTTCACCAGTTGCGTCATATTGCCAGGGCATGGCCAACCTTAATGAAGATAATTCTTCATCCGTAAGTTTTTCTAACGCAGAAGTCATAATAGACATCTGATTTGCATTATTTTTCATGGAAATACCTCCAAAATCATCAAAAACTTCTATTTTTCTTCAATTTTCTGTCTTTATATCAAAAATTTCCCCAAAATGCAAGAAATATTTTATTTACCAAGCTCCTAAAGTAACCACTTCCTTGATCATGGTTCCGAAATATCTATCGGCTCTTCTTTCTTTAAAATCATTGGCTGATATTTCCCTACCACCATAAATACACCAAGCAATGCTAAACATACAGTCATCCTGGATTCCGTTCTTTTCCATTTTCTCAGGAGAACCAAACCAATGTTTAGCAGGATCGTGGTAAAAGACTCTGGCTTCTTCTCTGAACAAATCTGTTTCTTTAGCCCCCCACACACCAATCGGAGGGCATTTAATTCGAGCACCAGTAGCTGTCAAATAAAGTTCACTAAAAGCGGCTTTCTGTTTATCATACGTAGGAAAGATTGCTTCAAACGGAATACCTTGTTCTTCACACCAAGGTACTAAATCCCAAATACCCCACCGCTCACCACAAAGCTTATCAAGACCGCCAAATTCACCATGAACAGCCATAACCAAATCTTTAATATCCGCCAGACTATGAGTTTCAACATTTACTATGTGGAGTATTATATAAACGTAATTTGGAACAGCCCCTGAATCAATTAAAAATGGTCGAGAACCACTGCCAGGAAGACCTTTAGCAATACAGACAAAAACTGTTTTTGCTCCATGATTTGTGATCTTCATCGGATCAGCTCTATCAAGACCAGCAAGAATAGCCCATTTTGTATCAAGAAGAGAACCTATCTTTTCCAAGTCATCTAAAGTAGCCATAATCGGAAAACCACCTTCATCTCTTAAACTGATATAGTTTTCCATTGCCATCGGTAGCATCCTCTTTTTAATATCTCGAATATGGATAAGAGCATGGTCATCCGCTTGTCTTCTGGTTTCCTCAAAAGACTTAATGGCGTCTTCCAATTTAATTTTCTCTTCGCAGGCTTTCATAAGAGAAGTGCTGTTACCAACAGCTCCATCAATTCCAAGATAATTCATAGCTTCAATAGTCTCTTCGGTAAAAACACGCAAAGACCCGGAACTCCATGTGTTCAAGAAATATCTTTCGTAATCACCAAGAGGAAACTTTGATCTATATGCGTCAAGTTGTGCTTGTGACATATTGGGGTTCCAGTAATCGGCAGCAGAACCTTCTTTACTAAACCGATAACTAAAGAACAAAGATGGATCTTTCCGATGAATGTAAGCATCAAACAGATTGTAAAGGATATGAGTCTTTGCAGAAACAGTGGAGTCAATGACACCAAAAGCATTTGGTATGTTACGAATAGAACCATCAAGCTGGACAAAGAACTTTGGATTCTTCATGTCAAAGATTTCAGAGAATGTATATCCGGTAATATTAGAAACAATTCCCGAGAAAGAAGAAATAGCCCGAATAACAGAAACATCATTACCTTGGTCATCAGTTAAACGAATCTTCTTTTCAAGAATATTCCGTTTACCAATGGCACTAAGTAATGGCGGCGAATTAATAATGATGTCTTTTATGATGTCAAAATGAACAAAGGTGATTTGTTCTTTGGAGTTTGCTCCGAGGACTATCTGCTGCTTTGACCAATTAAAGAACTTCCATAGCTGAATAAGACAAGCAAGAAGACTTTTGCCTTCTCCACGCATCCAACAGAGAACAATCAAACGGTGGATAAATTCCCCGTTAACCATCCGCAAAGCAGACCGACAAATCTCTTTTTGTTCATTCCAAATATTGTCATAAGATTTTCCGGTCTTTGGATTAATATCCTTTGGTAATTTTCCGATCGGACACCACTGGGCCATAACAGCTCCGACAGGATAAATCGGAATCGAAACCTTATCCTCACACCATTTAATAAATCCTTCCGGACCATCCTGGTAATTCAAAGGTACATAAGGAACATAAGGATCAAGGGTGTCGATGTCCACGGTGTAAATCTTATCCTCGGAAAACACATTCCGATTAGTGGCTTTAATCAATCGACGTGTGTTGGCTCTAGCAATATTGGATAACCTTTTCCGGATAATCTTACTCATCGAATTATCCCTTTCATGGAAACATTATTATCGGTTATGGTTTTATAATAATTCGGATCACCTTTTTCATTGTCCCCAGAACCGGAAATAACACTAGAACCACTACCAGAACCAGGATTAGGTTTCCCGTGAAAAGCAAAGGTTAAATCCAAATCTTTCCACAAACCATTAA